CTATAGATGGATTTCCTGATGTGTCTGAATAAGAACCTGTTCCAAATAAAACACCACCTAAATTAATAGCATTTGCTGTTGCATTTGGTAATGAAATATTTGTACCTATAATAATATTATTTGAACCTATATTATTACCAGAAAAAGATGTACCAGCGTTTTCACCAAAGAAGTTTGAGTTAGAAGCATTTGTTGCGTTATCACCAGCAAATCTACCTATAAAATTTGAAAACTGAGCATCAATCGCTTGATAACCTGCTCTATACCCTAAAAAGTTTGAAAATTGTGCATTTGTTGCTTCATAACCAGCATTATTACCTATAAAGTTTGAATTAGTTGCATTTGTAGCACCTTGACCAGCACTTACTCCAAAGAAGTTAGAATTATCCGAATTGGTTGCATTTAATCCAGCCCCATTGCCAAAGAAATTGGAGTTATCCGCATCAGTTGCATCCCGACCAGCCGTACTACCAAAGAAATTGGAGTTATCCGCATTGGTTGCTCTTTGACCAGCTTCAATACCTAAGAAATTTGAACCATAAGCATTTGTTGCGTTATCACCAGCAAAACTTCCGAAGAAATTTGATTCAGTAGCACTTGAACCTACTCCAGTTCCAGTTAATCCTGTTGAAAAAAGACTGTTGTCATTTACAATAGTTATAGGTGAATCTCCACCTCCGCCTCCTGTAACTTGATTAATATTTACAGTAGTTAAATTAGGATTTACAGTTATTGCAACTGTTTCAACCGTTTCATAAACATTAATATCTATTATATCGTTTGCCATTACTATCGTGTTACGTCATTAGTTATTGAAAAGTTTCCACTTACATAAGTTTTAACAGTACCATCTGTTTTTATAAGTTCAATATCATAAATGTAATTATAAGCATCTAAATTTATTATTTGCCTATTAATTCTAAATGAACCTGTAGCAGCATTTGTAATTGTTATTCCTGCACTTGCAACAGAAGTTAATGAAAGAAATATTACTCCTCCATATTCTTTTCTTAATTGCATTCTTAACGTGCAACCTGTTAAATTTAAAGCTACTGAATTAACAAGCATTTGAAAGTTTACCAATTCAAATGTATCTCCTTTTATATGTGTAAAATCTAAAGCCATTATTTGTCTTTATTTAGTTTGTTTAAAAATACCTCTAACTTTTTTACGTTAGTTTCTTTTGGCTTGTATGTTTCTTTTATAGTACCCATCCTGTAAAATTTGCGTCTTTATCTGGATAAACATCAGCGTTTGAATTTAAATAATATTCAGGAAATAAAGTTTGGTTAAAAGACATATAATCTATAAAGCGATTTGTATAACTTTGAGCAACATCTCTTTCTTTTTCAATTAAGAAATCTATTTCAGATTTTTCAACCGTAGAACTGTTTTCAGAATTATGTTTAAATACTCCTTTATTTGATACTTTATAAGCTGCGTAAGGTAAAAACTCTACCATTGCCCAATGTATTACCATTGGCTTAATATATTTGCTTAAAAGCGTTGTGTATGGAGCAGCTAAATTACCTGCAACAATACCATCATTAATTTTGTCGTATAGTTTAGTGCCTAAATAGTTTTGTATGTGTAATTGTTGTGCTTGATAAATATATTGAGTATATATATCAGGGTCTAAATTACCATTTAAGTTAGTGAATTTAACTATATCATTTGTGCTTATAAAAAGTCCTTGTGCCATATATTAATTAGTTTGTATATCCCATTTTATTCCAATACTCTTGTGTATATCCTTTTGTAGGCATATCACTTGGCTTCATAGATACTTCTTTTTCATTACGTATTCTATATCCATATTTTTCAGCTATTGCATTGCTTAATGGTTTTGCTTTAGGACTTGTTGGGTCTATTTTTACACCATCTAAATTAGCATAAGTTCTACGTAGCCATTTATGTTCACATCTTGCTCCACCTTTATATAACCAGATGGAATATGTATCAGCACCTTTAACTCCAAATCCAGCATTTACAACTTGTCCACCCATAGAAATAATATCTTCTTTTCTATAAACTTTGTCAGCATTTACCATTTTATTGCAAAATTCTCTTTGTCCTGATAAATTACCACTATAAACGTATCTTGTAATGAAGTTTACACCATCAACAACCTTATCTTGTTCTGATTTGTTAGTTGGTCTTGCAACACCTGTAGTTACAAATTGCCACATTTTAGATAATGTACTTTCTTTTTTAGAATTTATGTTTTGTATTTCTAAATCTAATTCATCTTCAGTATCATAATCAACTTCTGTTTCGTCAATTATTAACCATTCTTCGCCTAATGTCTCTCCTTTTTCAATTAATAAATCTGCAATAGAATCATTTGATAAATTATGTGAACACATTTTAACTCCTGTTTCTTCTTCCATTGTTTCTGCATCCATTCCTGATACATCAATAAATTCTAAAGGTTGTATTGTTTTGAAATATAACTTTAATGATATATTGTTAATAGCTAAAATAGCGTCTAATGCTTCAATTATTTCTAATTGGTATGGTTTTATTACTATATTGTCAAATAATAGCGTAGCAGTCTTTATTTCGTCTGCATTGTTACCTAATCCACCATCACCTGTTCTAATTCCTAATAACATTGGAGAAGTAACTCTATGTCCTACAATTAATTTTTCAAAACATTCTTTTGATAAATATTCGTAATGTGCAGGAGCATCATTTAAAGGTAAATCTTCTACAGTTGTTTTTGATTCAGCATTAGCATTAAAAGCTACAATTACTTTTTCTCCTCTTGCACCTGTTAGTTTTCCAAGTACTTCACGTTTCAATTTATCCCTCATTTCTTCTGTAGGAATGCCATTATTGAAATTTATTACTTTTGTTCCACTAAAACCATTTTGACAATCGTTAATTTGATAGTCTGCTATGTTTTCTTCTAATAAAGCATAAGGTAAAGAACCAGAATAATCAATAGGACTATAATAATCAAATCCACTTACATATGGTTTAATAACATATATTTCAACTTCATTTCCATTACCAAATCCAAATGCAGGTATTTTTCTTATTTGTTCAGTTGGTTTTTTATTTTTCCAATCGTTGTGATAATACCAATTTTCTATTTGTCCTTTATCATTACATTTTTCTGCTCTTAATGTTTGCATTGGAAAGTGAAGAACTTGCTTTACTTGTTTCTTTTCCATTACAACTTGCATTGCAGCCATACCCAAAAGTTTTCTTTCTAAAGCTATTTTCTTTAAATCAGAATCTTTTATAATAGACTTCATTTGAGCATATTCATTAGGCTTTTTATTAGAATCTAAAGCATCTAATCCTTTGCCATAAATCATATTAGCAACACCTGTTATAATAGCACCATTTGTAGCAGAATACAAATATCTATCAATCAAATATTGAAAGTAATTGTTATCACTTCCATATTCAATAAAATCATTCTTTTTATTTTCTTGTATTACAGGACTTGTATAAGCACTTAAATTTACTATTGATATATTACTCATATATTTTAAATTCGTTGTTTGTAACGTTTGCTACGTATTCATTTTGATTGACTGTATATGTATCTGTATTTTGATTAGTACAAAAAACTTTATCTTTGTAAACTATATCATCATTGTTTTTAATAGTCAAATTATAAAACGTATTTTCTTTTAAATCAAAAATAGTTGTTGTTGTTAAATAATAATCAGATAGGAAAAAATCAGCAGCTATATTTGTTTCACTTCCTGTTGTTTCGTTTCTTAAAACAATAGTAGTAGCTTTTAATTCACGTGGAATAAAACTAAATGTTTGTGCAGTTTCTTGTTCTTTTAAAATTATCATAATATATTTTATTTAATAATAAATTTAACGTAGAATTGTTTTGTATGATAAATTTTTATATATTTGAAAAAAAATAAATATGGAAAAAACAATAATGCAATACCTATTAGATTTAATAGAATCAAGATTTATGTTAAATAATCAAAAAATAATTTATAATATTGACACAAGTTATTTTTTAACAAAAGAAGAAGAACAAAAAGATGAATTTGCTTTAAGATTTGCAGAATGGTATCATTTAGCTAATAATAATGAATATCATTTATATCCTACTAAAAATATAGAAGAACATTTAAAAATATTTAAAAAAGAAAAAGGGTACTAATTTAGCACCCTTATTTTTTATACAGACAATAATTTATTTAAAATTGTATCTAACGCATTTAAATTACCATTTACTTCAGATTTTGCTTTTTGAACTTTTTGTAATTCAGAATCTAATCCTAAATCTTTTATAAGTACTTCAGCTTTATTTAATTCTTTTAATAATTCTCTATTTTTATTTATTGAAACTTGAGTAAGTTTTGCAGCTTGTGATTTTAAATCTAATGCTTTAATAACTTCTTTGTTTGCTTCAGCTAAAGCACCTTTTAAATCATCATATATAGTAGCTAATTCAACTTTTTGAGAAGATAATTCTGTTTTGAATAATATTTCCATTACTCTTTTTAATTCACTCATTTTTTATATTTTTAAAAGTTATTGTTTAAAAAAAGGGATTTACTTTTATCATAAACCCCTTTAAAAAAACAAACAAAACAAATATTATGCTACAGTACCTTCAACAATAGAAGCAAGTATTCCTGTAGTTAATGGTCCAGTTACAAAGTTTGCAGGTATTTTTTCCATACCTTGAAATTCCATTTTGTAAGATGAAGCATCTCCCATTGCAGCACCTGTAGAAACAGTAGCAGTAACTAAATCCATTCCTTTAGTCAAACCTGCCA